AAAAAGTTAACCATTACTATATCCCGCTTAAAATTGGGGCATATTTCAGCCCCGTAATTTCCGCTATGTTTTATCCCTTAACCCTTTAAAAGATTAAGGAATAAGGGTTAAACGATTGCGGTAGGGGTAGAAGTCCCAGCAATAGTCCGAGGAGCAGACATAATACAAGCAACACTACCGGAAACTGGAGAATCAGTCCCTTCAGTTACAGTAAGGCGGGCGAACTTGTCAGTGCCACTAAGTTCAGAAGCATTAACTTCCACCACCACCATACTCCCGGCCCCAGCGGCAGTCGTATAGCCTACAGCCGTGGCCGCAGTAACTGCCCCAAGGGTATCGCCAGAACTCGCTACCGCGTAAACAAACGGGATGGCGGTTGCAGTGCCAGGGGCAGTAGTGTCACAACTATCAACAGTGATCGTTGCGGTGCCAGTAGCGCCTACTCCACGGGAGATAACCCAAGTCGCTCTCTCAAAGTTAGAGAGATTCACGATATCGGTTGAAAATCCACCTTCATAGAGATCATCCATTGCAGCACCAGTAGGCATTGCGTTAACAAAATGTACTTCTTCAATCAGTCTTCCACTCATGATTTTATTCCTCCGTTATTTTTTATTGTGAACGTGCAGCAAACCAAAAACTACTACTTGAATTAAACCATCTTTGCCAAATTTCTCTGTTGTGGTTAGTTTTACCATGACAACTAGAGCATAAAGTTATTAAATTATCATCATCCGAATCGGTCTTTATATAATTTTTATGATGAATAACTAAAAATATTTTCTTGTTCCCTTTTCTTCCACAAAGTTGGCAACGAAAGTTGTCTCGTTTCTTTATCTTCTTTTTAAGTCTTTTATTAAAACTAGGAGAATATTCACCAAAAGATATTCCTCCTAACCAAGTTGAAGATCCTTCACCAGTTTTACCAATTGACAAGCATTCATCAGAACAGTAAAATTTAGAGTGCCTTTCTGACACTGCTTTTGTTACCATTTTCCCCTTTTCGCATACAGAACATTTTACTTCTACTTGCGAAAAATTAGGATGATTCTCTCCTTGCCAATTTAAATGTTGCCAATTGTGTAAACACTTCCTATAACAAAAACAATTTTCTTTATTCTCTAAATCTTCCGGCCTAACAAAAATAATTTCATTACAATTTATGCAATTTGTTTCTACTTTATTCCTGATATGATTTAAATAACACTTCCTAGAACAAAAACTTCCGTTTGTCTTTTTGTGTTCGTACTCTTTTCTTTTAAAATCACTACCGCACCCATCACAGGTAAGTGTCACATTTTTATATGATGATAAACATTTACGACTACAGCAGAATCTTTTATTTTTACGCTTATCATATCTTGACTTGTGAATCATAAATACTGTTTCACAATTTTCACAAATTACTTCTACTTGTTTAAACTTATCATTATTCCTACAAGTAGTATTGCAATAAAATCTTTTTGTTTTATTGGCGTTGTATGCCCGTTCAGTAATAATCTTTGGTTTGCCGCACGTTTCACATTTTACTTCAATTTTATTCGCTCTTTTACCCATACATACATACTCCCACTATAATCCCGTATGATAATCAGTGCGGAAGTCAATCGGGAGATATTGACTTATCGGGTGCCCCCTATCCGCACTAAAGTTTAACTAATCTTACCGAGCCTCAAGAGTTACAATCGGGGAGATTGTAGTTGCTGTGGATTGAGGAGGTGTGACTGCTGATTTCCAGGCGCAACTTCCGTCCATTCTGAAAACGAATTTATACGCTGTTTGGTCTGCGTCGAATTTTAGATGCACAGATGAACTATAAACACCATTTGCTTCTGCGCCAGCTTTAATTGCAACATAATACTGACTCCAATCTACAAGAATGATATCACCAGCAGAAGAAAGTGCAGAACAATGCTTGTTATATACAACTGGAAGACCCATCAAAGTATCAAATGGGCGACCGGCGGCCCCATTAGCCGGGAGCCAGACAGGAATTCCGCCTGTTCCTACGGCCATGGACATAGTGGCAAGGGTCGGGAGGCAAGCAGGATTTACCATCCAGATAGCATTTACCTTATCATTAATACGGGTGTACATATTAAGGATATTCTCGAAGAGAATAGTATTTGCGCCCTGCCCAGTTTCCTTAGAAACGGTAACAAGAGCAGCAGAATTTAAGATCCCTTGCGGCTTACCAGCACCTGAGCCACGAATTAGAGCATCATTCATCTCAAAAGTCAAGGCGTCACGGAAAGAATCACGAAGAATAACTTCCATGGAAGCAGGGCTATCAGAGATCATTTCGTCAGTAACGAAAGCCATCAGGCCGAGTTTCTTCAGAGAAAGCCGGAGCTTACCGAACTTCATAGAGCTACCAGTGTGGGTGTCCTCTTCGTCCATCCAGGTGGCCTGAACATTACCATAAGTCTTGCCGGAACTCTCATCAAAGCCATTTACATAAGGCATTTCGATGGTGTTACGCTGAAGGGGGACCTTCCGAGTCCGACCGAATGCAAGGTCTTCCTGCATAACGGGACGCAGGAGATCAGAACTCCACTCAGGCGGGATAAGATAAGCACCAGCTTCGTTATCAGTAACATTCTGAGACGGAGAACCAGCAGCTTTGGTTTCCCACTTCTTCAACTCTTCAGAAACATTGCCGCGATTAGCCTTATAAACGTGAACACCGAAGTTGCTCAAAGTTTTAAAGCCAGCAGTGGGGTCTTTGTCAATAGGGTCAGCACCCACCTGAATCCGCTGTTCAATCGGCTCAACAGCCGCCTTGATCTTAGCGTCAATTTCAGTAGCAAGTGCTTCCTTAAACTTAGCAACAGCCTCATCCACAACGCCAACCGCGCCCTTCGCAATTACTTCATTCAATTCTTCAACGGTCATAGTTTTCTTTTCAGTATCCATTATTTAAATCTCCTTTATCTCTTTGTTCGTTTGTTTAGATCGCCTAACATCTCTTAAATGTCTCCAGCGAAAATTTTCCTTGACGGAATGCTATTTTTATCGTATTGTTAAAATGGGAGGGTATACTCAGTCTTCCTCCCATTTTAAAATTAAACTATGTTATTCAAACTCAATAATACCTTTAGCCATTTTAATTCTGTCTTCTACTATTTCACTGATATTAATTTTACTGAATACTTCTTTTAAATTCTTAGTAAAAATATCCTGTACCTGTTCAGGAGTAAAATTTAATTCGGTTTCTTTTTTAGTTGAAGTTAAAAATTCTACCATTTTAGTTTCAGGCATTTGGATTTCTAATCCTTTCTTCTTATTACTTCTTACATCGATAATTAATTGCCGTTGTGCTTTCATTTGATCTAAAGATTTAACAAGCGCCTCGTCGATAGAAATGTTTAGATCTTCAGCAATCATCTTTGCAAATTCCACTAATTCTTTTAAATGAGAACCAGAATATCCAGCAGTCTCTTCCGCAAATTTCTCTATTATTACCTTATCGGCATAATCAACAAAAAACTTTAATAATTTAATTCTATTTTCTTTATTTGGTAAAGAAAAATTTATAATATGGTGAAATCTACCTGGGCGATCAATCAATGCTTCTGGCATTTGCTCAGGAAAATTTGAAGTTAAGACAGTTAAAACGCCTTTATTGTCTCTAATCCCATCCATTTCAGTTTTGAGAAGATCAATCGTATAATCTTTCAACCAAGTATCAATATCTTCAAGAAAAAATACAGAAGGAGCAAGATCCCTTGCCATTTCAAAACCAAGAGCTAATGCACCAGCAGCCCCATATCTAAAATCTTTAGAAGATGCCCAAATAAAAGTAGTATCAGGCTGATTCATCAATACCTTACCAGTCATCGTCTTGCCTGTCCCTGGGGGGCCGATAAGCATAATCCCTCTACTGGGGGAAGTCTTAGTAAGTCTATCAATGCTACCTTTGACTTTATTCTTCGCTTCTTCATCAGGGAAAATTACATCATCCCAACCAATTTCTTTTTTATCAAGAAATTCTCCCATAATAGAGAATTTTTCACCTTTCAGTAGATTGTTTTCTTTTACCCACTGAATGGCATCCATAGCAAATGATTTATTTAGTTCAATATTTTTATCGGTAGTATAAATATTAATCCCATACCCACCCCAATCTGGTTCAATCTGGAATACAAATCTTTCACCAGAATCTGCTTTATAAAACTGTGTCCCTTGAGTTAAGAATTCTTCTGATCTTTTTGAATTCAACTGGATAACTGAATGGCGAAGAGGAATTTCCCCACCATTTCCATACAAATTCCTCTGATCTAATAATTCGTGTTTAGTTAGTGAATTTCTAAAGCCAGATAAATAATTACCTTTCATTGCGCTAGGGATAAAGAAATCAGTAACAAACATATTCTTGATTTTGCAATTCAGGAATTTACAGAAGACCTTTAGTTCAAAACCAGCAGGTTCAGTTCTTACTGAAGTAATATCAAATTCTTCTTCGCCATACTGTTTTGAGATAATTTTCTTATCTTCATCAGAAATATCTTTAATCTTGCAAGATTTCAGAATATTTGTTATTCTATCTACTTCTTCTTGAGTAACCTTTTCTACAGTCGCTACTGATTCAATACTCTCTTCTTTTTGAACTTCTAAGATAATATCATTGATTTCTTTTTTAATGCTTTTAACTTCGTCTGTCGCTTTTTCTTCGACGACATCAATAGTTTCTGGTTCAGCTACTTCTCCGATTTTCTCTATTTCATTAATAATTTCAAGGTCTAAACCTTTTTCTTCGGCGTCTTCAAGGACTTCCACATTTACTATTTTTTCAATTGGTTCAGCATCTTCGACAGTCTCAGTCTCTACTACTGGTTTAGCATCGACAACTTCTTCAATCGTTTCTGATTTTTCTTCTACTGCACCTTCGTTTTCTACGGTTTCCTGAACCTCTTGTACCTCTTCGATTACTTCTTCTGGTTCATCAAGTGATTTTTCACTGAGGTTAATAAATCCGATTACTTTTGCTTTATCTTCCATTGGGAAATCCGGTAGAGAATCCGGCTGGGTGGAGAGGAGTTCGATATATTCTGGGGAGGATTTAGCGTCTTCTGCGAAATCCATTACACACTTAGTCTTAATCATGCCAGAAGCAGATCGTTCCACCAGCGCATTCATGTGATCAGGGACAACTGCTGCGCTTACCTCAAACAATTCCACTTTCTTGTAAACCCGATTAGGCAATTTTCCATTCCTATTATATTTAATAATATCTGCTTCTTTAAAATCTTCCCTTTCGAGATAGTCAAACGCACGGAAGCCCACAGAGAACGCATTGAGCACCCCATCCCGGTACAGCTCATAGAATTCTTGTCCTTCCAAAGTTGAAGCGAACTTAACCTTGAATTTTAAGCCTTGTCCCGGAATTACCCGTGCCCAAAGTGCTTTACCGATAGGAGGCCTGTCATATTGATGGAACGCGGGGATAACCGGATTTTTCAAAAAGTTCTCTAAATCCCAAGCTTCGTCTTCGATAAGGTCGCCTGACCTGTCAATGGAGTCTGACTTATTTGCCCATGCAACTACTGATTTCTCTTCGTCATTCACTTCCTTTTTAAAGCAAGTGGCGAACATTTTATTTTCAATCATTATTTTATTCCTCCTTGTTCTCGTCTTTATCTTCTTTCTCTACTTTTCTTATTTCAACTTCTCCGTACAATTCTTCGGTTTCCAGTTCGTCATCTTTTATAATAAGTTTTCCATCTTTATCTTCTTTAAATTTAAGAATATATCCCAATTCTTCATCAGCAGTCCTACAATAATTTACTTTAATTCCATTCAAAAATGCCGTATATTTGTAAGCCTTTGGTGTATAACCAATATCATCTTGATTTACTGATGCTCTCATTTTAAGCCTCAAATTGTCCTAATTTATAATCCTTCTTCTCGTCCGTGTGCAGGCAAATACCTTTTATAATAATTGGTTTATATTCATAACTTTTATTAAAATCATATTTAATGTTATTCGAACAATTTTCACATGCCTTTGGATTTGTATAAGGTAGAGTGCAATTACATGTTCTCATTTTATTCCTCCCAACTGACCCACTCTTTATTAGTTAATTCTTTATCTTCAATTCTAATAGGCAGATTAAATGTAATACCATGAACAGGGTGTGTAATAAAGAAATTTTGGGTAGGTGGTTCAAATGGATAATTCCCCTTCGCTGCATATTCACTAAATCCAACCAATGAACCGTTGCATATACACCGTTGAGCAAATGTCATAGATTGATGGAAGTGCCCAATCAATAATACATCGTAATCTGCATTCATTGACCTAGCAGAAGAGCGTTTCTTCATGTCACCGCGCAAAATCGGTCCAAGCGCGCCGAGGATTCCGTTTCCACCGGAAAATTGCGAACCATGTGTGATTCTATAAGTGTAATCGTACACCTTATATTGAGCATCTTCACCATCTGCAATTAAAAATTTAATTCTTTTGTCATTTTCAAAGAACTTAGCAAGGAGTTGATATTGAAGCCAGTCCATTGAATCGTATGCGTACCCCTTCGCTCTCGGTTTAAGAGTCAATCGCCCATGATTCCCGGCTACACAGGGAACAAATACCTTCCCAAATGAATCAGCTAATTTTTTAATTGCTTCAATCATTGCATCTAAAAGTTCAAGGCTCACTTGTAATACTTCTTTTTCACCTGTTATCTTCAATTCGTCATGAATGAGTCCAGTGCTGAGGTCACCAAGTAGAGGGACAATGATCCCTGGATACTTAGCATTAGCTATATGATTAAATGATAAATCAATAGCTTTATCAACCACTACTTGCAATCTATGTTTAGCAATTTCAATATTGTATTTATTTACTCCGAATATCTGGTCAGGATCAACCACCTCTCCAAAATGCAGGTCGCTAATACATAAAGTAGGTACTCCAATCGTCCCATCATTAAAATTTGACTCTTTACTTAGCCATTCTGGGATGATATGATTGGAATCTTTTAAATTGAGAATAAATCTCTTTATATATTCAGCGGAAACGCTATTTTTATTTGCTTCCACTAATTCTTTTCTTAAGTCCTGGATTTGTGATTTAAGGATAAGTGTTTCGTTACCATTTTCTGATTGTACTTTAAAAATTTCTTTGTATCTTGTGTTGTTTTTAGCCCGCCTCAAGTGGTTGCGTACTGTTGTTCTGGGAAGGTTAAGCTCCCTGGCTGTTGCTCTGGCGTTTTTATCCAGTTTCAGGAATGTTTCAACAATCAATTCTTGGATCTCTTGTGATTCTGTAGTCAAAATTTTTCTCCCTTAATTATGACTTATTAAAGCAATCTTTATGGGTATGATGTGAGCGACAGACTAAAATCTGGTGGCTCATATTATCCGCTTCATTTAAATATAAAGAAACCATTAAATTATGATGAATAA